CAATAGCAAAGTTATATGAACCTGTAGTATTACCTTTATCAATAATCTCTACCTTAGTATACTCATTAACAATATTACAAATGTCTTCTACGGTTGAGTTGAAGGTAGCAAGATTAAAAATATTAGAATGAGTATTGGTTGTAATAATCGATTCAACCGCTCTCGAAAGATCTCGAACTGAAAGGATAGGTCGTTTGATATGTTTATTAGTAATGGTAATATGTCCTTCTGTAATAGCAGAATAAACCATTGAATTAATCATTAAGTCTCGACGAATAATCGGCGAATTACCATTCACTGTACCGAATCGAAGACCTACCAACCGTCTACCTTCTGACATATACTTCATTGCAAGAAGATCTAAACTGACTTTAGTTAGATCGTAATTATTTACAAAGTCAATACTGATCTCATCTTCTGTATATTGACGTCTAACATCCTTACCACCGTATACAGATGCGCTGCTGGCGTAAATAATAATCTGCCTGTTGTCAGTCTTTTCAACCAGATTTCTAAAGTTACGAACGTTATTTTTCCAAGGCGATTCAAGCGGTCCATTACAACATTGAACGCTTGAATGACCAGCCAGTAATACAATATGCGTAAACTGACTAAGGTATTCTCTACCCAGTTCGTTATAGTCTAGTTTTCTGTTGCCATAGGTCTGAACATCTAACCCTTGCATAGTTAGATGCTTATTAAGATAGGTACCAATGTAACCTTCACCACCAATAATTAAAATTTTCATAAACCAGTATATTCGTTCAATACTTTAATTATATGCTCTTGGTCATGCAACGTCAACCACCAACCGTTAGGTATACAAACTTGTGTCTCAGTAAACGATGTAACACCAGGTAGATCGTCTTCTCGGAACTGAACGGTACTACTATACAGGTCGTTTCTAAAATGAACTGGGCTTACCGCAACACCATTACTCTCTAAGTACTTAGTAAAATGATCTTTCAACCCTGCTTTAACGTGCATACTGAATAACCAGTACGAGCAGGTATCATCCCATTCAGGTAATGTTAGTAAAGGGTTCTTAACTTTAGTAATATACTCATAAGAATTTCTTCTACTACAAGCAACTGAGTATTCTGCCTTACCTAAGTTAGTTAAACCAATAGAGGCGTTAATATCGTTCATATGATACTTGAAACCAACTTTGGTAATATCCTGTGTGCAACGGAACGATTCGTTCTTAGTTCTATCTAGACCGTACCAACGCAATGCACGGGCTTCATTTTCTGTCTCGGGTGGGCAAATTAAGATACCCCCGTCACCTGTTGTAAGGAACTTAATTGCTTGGAAGCTATAACAGATATAGTCACCGCGTTCAGAATCACCAGCAACAAATACATCCCAGGTATGTGCAGCATCTTCAATTACAGGTACACCAAAAGCTTTGAGTGCTTTATAATCACAGAACTTACCAGCCCAGTTAACAGCAAGAATTGCTTTCGTCTTTTCGTTAACTAACTTACCTACTGATACAGGATCAATAAGTCCAGTCGATGGATCAATATCAGCCCAACGAATACGAGCACCGCGATGGATTGCGCCTACATTAGATGCAAAGCAGGTCTGAGGCGTAGCAATAACTTCATCGCCTGGTTTAATGTTGAGAAGATCCAGAGACAGATCGATAGCCGCAGTACACGAGTTAACTGTAACCGGTCTTGTCTTAGAGTCAAGTACCTTCCAAAGAGCATCTTCGAACTCTTCAACAACCGGGCCCTGACCAATAAAGCCAGATTCGAGTACTTTAGTTACTCTACCGGCCGCATAGTCGGACATCCCGACTTTAAATAACGGAATCATATTGATACTCCATAAAGTATAGTTTATCGTTTTCACCTGTCACTTTAAAATGCAGGTTTTCGTATGTTTTAAAAGCACGTGTGTTTGTTTTAAGTACTTCAAGTCTAATAGGAAGAGACTTATGACATTGATCGACAAGAAACTTAAATATAACCTTACCTAGACCCATATCGCGGTATTCAGGTAGCAGGCCACCAGTCAAAAGAAACTCTTCTTCATTCTTATGTACGACACCAAACCCGGCGTCAATAATTACAGCGCCATATTCAATCGCATAAGCAATGTACAAATCGTATTTGCGGAATGCGCTCTTAAACCATTCCTCTTGCTGTTCAGGTGTAATATACTCGGTACTACGAGTCATATATTCACGACACTTGTTACGAATGACTCGAAGGTTTTCAGCCTCCGCAGGTGTTGTAACACGTTTAAAGAATAACTGCGGTGCTATTACTTGACTCATAAAAATACCTCTTTGAATTTATTCATAACAGGAATAGGTTTATACAGCTCAACACGTTTAGTCCAATCTTCTTTAAAGTCAGGAAGGTTGATTAAGATGCGGTTAAGGTCGCTGATATCATTATATAATAGACCGCTATCTTTTAACATAGCTATATGATTTAAATCGTGACCGTTATTCCAAGCCAGTACTGGTTTATTAAGTGACAGGAATTCAGCAATCGATAAACCGAAACTCTCTCCGCGTTCTCTTGCATGTAACATTGCATCGCAGGTATTAATAAAGTTTGCTTTCTTTTGAACATCATGTGTTTCGTTTATAAACTTAACATTAGGGTGTTCAATAAAAGGTTGTGTACCCATGAACATGAACACGTATCGATCGCTTGTACTTGCAATACGTTTGACCAGATCTTTTACAAACGGAATATCAAAAGTAAAGTAACCACCATAGCGACCGATTACAATTTGATCTTTACGAATACCAAATGCTTCGCGATAGTCCTTAGTAGGTTCAGGTAGGTCAACGATATGCGGTACAAAGGGAATAGTACCACCTGACATTTTATCTGATAACCACTCGGAAATATAAGCGTATCTATCACCATGTGGTTCGTTAAACTGGAATACTGAATGAACAGCTGTCTTACAATTAGTAGGTAGAGGCTCTTTATGACCGGCTCTGATAAAATAAGATGTATCCGGTTTATGCATATCAATCCAGTCTTCCAAAGTACCATTGCCAGGTTCTTTATCGCTGTATGCAAGGATTGTAAACTCTTTAGCAAGTTCATTGATAACTGCTAACTCTGAGCCCATGTCTTTACTATAACCCTGATCTAAGTTATATGCTATTATACTTTCATTACCGAGAATGCTTCGGTTGTATCGAGCATAGTCAGTCAATGCAACCGTTGTACCTCGATAGTTCAAGGTATTAGCGTGAAATAATATTTTCATAGTTTAAATGTTGTCGCAGGTGTAAATGTCTCAGTATTGAATGTACCGTCAATGACTTGATTGCAACGATTAACAAACATCTCAATGTTCTCTGCCATTCGTGATTGATATAGATGATAGATTGCATTATCGAATACTGTACCGATGCCATAGTAGCCAAGATTGCTTAATGGCCAGATACCCTCTGATGATGGCTTCTCAAAATATGTAGGCATCAAAGCACGATACTTAATACCGTTTTGTTCAGCAATATAACAAATCTCTTCTGCAGTATCAGATCTAAATGTCTCAGTAAAGGAAGGTCGACCTAGCTTATCATATGCTTTCTTAGACATAGCATAGAAGCCAGGTGCAGCGTAGATATGAGACTTAGGAGGAATGTGATTGGAGACTTGCGCAATACCAACAAACGTTTCGTTTCGGTGCGCGTATTTGATATAGTCGAAGAGACTATCTTTGTTTAGAGGAATACAATCAGGTTCCATAAAGACAATAACATCACTTTGAGAGTTATTGATTACCCATTGCATCCAGTTACCATGATTAAACCCATCGCGGTTATCATAATTCATCGGAATACCAAAATGCTCCATTACCCTTTTATGTGCACCCAGCATGTCTTTATCGACATTATTCCAATGCAAAGAATTAAATTCAACTTTCATATCACACTCCTATCTTATAATTATAATATAAACAAAAGAAAACCGCCACTAGGGCGGTTTATTTATTACCGTAATATTAACCAATAAATGCTTTAAGCTCAGCGGCAGTAAGAGAACCAACTTTACGTTTTACTTCAGTATCACCATCAACCAATACAAGAGTAGGCACTCCACGAATACCAAACTTTTGAGCCATTTCAGAGTTTTCATCAATGTCAATCTCCTCGATTGGGTATGGGATCTCATCTTTAATACCAGCAATGGTCATAGACAGCATTTTACATGGGCCGCACCATGAGGCGGAGAATTTTAAAACTTTCATATTAGTCCTTTAAAAAAATATATAATTACTTATAGGTATTAGATATGTTTTATCAATTGGAAATTTCTATCTCATTATAGTTGGTACGAGTGGAGGGACTTGAACCCTCAATCCTTGCGGCGGCAGATTTTAAGTCTGCTGTGTATACCATTCCACCACACTCGCATTTATTCTACATTTATCGGAATGACCTTATCATAAGGAAATTTTCCACCCCATTTACTACATCTAGGCTGACTGGTACATTCTCTACAAAACGGTATGTTAATAGCTTCACCGTTATGCCTCATAACCTGACCATCAAAACTATACCCGTTTTTGTTAAATGGAAACCAATCACCAAAAATCTTTTTCGTATCTGTGTATGATTTAATATTATATAGGACTTCTTTAGGAAATCCAGGATAAACGTTATCACCCCAAAACTTTTTAATAGAAGGTATTGTTGGGTGATTACCCATACCAATAAAGTTATCACATGCACCGGAGTCTAACCAATACGGTTCTTCTAGACCATGAATAGCATTTACTGGACATGCTTTTATACAATCATCACAACCACTACATCTTTTCCATAGCTGCCTATTTACTCTTTTATCAGTAGGCCAGTCTACGATTGTTTGCTCAAATCCAATCGCAGATATATGACAGTCAAATCCAAACTTATAGCTGTATACTAGACTATTCCTAGCTCTTACACCAAGACCAGCTTGGATGACTGCTTCTTTAAAATTAGTATAGATTGGAAACCAATTCTCTATGCCACTATTCTTTAAAAGAATACAAGCTTCTTCGTAATGAGTATAATCCCATGTTTGACCTTGCTTAACAAGAATGATTGTGTTAGTTAAACCTTCATAGTGAATATCATTTGTAAAGTCAGCACCAAACAGATGTGCTTTCTGCTTGATAGGCATCAAAGATATTCTATGAAGATCTTGAGACGTTATAACACCAACATCCCAAGTATCATCAAACAAATTTTTAATATCATTAAACGATATGTCTTGCATAATATTTAAAATGGTGCCCCAGGAAGGAATCGAACCTCCACACCCTGATTACAAAACAGGACCTCTACCACTAAGGATACAAGGGCTTAAGCTGCTAGAACTTCTTTCAATCTATCAGCGGCATAACTTGCAGCAAATGCATTCGGTTTAACCATTGGTACAACGTTACATACACCTTTAATATAACCTACAGCTTGCTGAATAACAATACTACTATTATGCTTTAAATCGGGGTTAATATCAAGATGTATTTCTACTTCTTTATCCCCGATCGCATCTACTAATTTTTGGTACAACTCTGCCACCTTGTAAACTTCGTTCATCAAACGCATCGAAGGTTTACTAGCTTTATAGTCGTAGTCAAGTTCGGTTTGAACTTCACCAAAAATTTTACAACCATGACAACCATCGATGTGCACAACGATTGCAAGAGTATAATCTGCATACCATTTTCCGTTTCGTTTCATTCTTTCGGAGTCTGCACCAAGATAGATCTTAGTACTTGAGCTCTGAGCTTCAATGAAAGCTTTTACATGTGCAATATCGATTTTTTTCATGATACACCTAAAATGGAGCGGGTAACGAGACTCGAACTCGTACTCTCAGTTTGGAAGACTGACGTGCTAGCCATTGAACACTACACCCGCATTGGCACCCCGGGAGGGACTCGAACCCCCACAAACGGTTTTGGAGACCGTTGTGCTGCCATTACACTACCGAGATAAAAACTGGTACGACCGGAGAGACTCGAACTCCCAACCGCTTGGTTCGTAGCCAAGTGCTCTAATCCATTGAGCTACGGTCGTGTATAATATGGTGGTGATAGTTGGATTCGAGCCAACGACCTACTGCGTATGAAGCAGTTGCACTACCGCTGTGCTATATCACCTTACAATTGGTACCAGCGGAGAGACTCGAACTCTCTCAAGAACGCTAATCTGGCGCTAAAAGGCTTATAAGACCTCTCTGACTACCCAGTCTCGCTGGCATTAACTTGGCGGTGCGACTGAGACTCGAACTCAGAACCCGGCTTTCACCGAGCGACGGATTAGCAATCCGCTCTAATACCATTATAGGACCGCACCTAGTATGTTGGCGGAAGGCAGAGGAGTCGAACCCCATCCCATTTCTGAGAACCTGGTTTTCAAGGCCAGTCGCAGGACCATCCCCGCTGCATTACCTTCCTTATTCTTTGGTGCAACCTGTAGGGATCGAACCTACTTCTACCGGGCTTCAACCGGACGCTATGACCACATCAGCTAAAGTTGCATGGGGTGACTAATGAGTATCGATCTCATGCTACGACTTTCACAGAGTCGGGTGCTACCATTACACCATAGCCACCATATAGAAGCACTCTTGTTTGGATTCGAACCTTGTTCTAGTATTGTCTATCTGCGCTTCCCACAGTGCTGACAAGAGTGCTTTTATATGGTGCAAGCAGGGGGATTCGAACCCACGACCAATAGATTAAAAGTCTACTGCTCTACCAACTGAGCTATGCTTGCGTTATGTTGCCTTCGAAGAGCTTTATTACTCTTGCGATGGACTCCCGCTTTTCTTTGCAAAGCCAGAACAACGAAGCGGTTACGTTGCTTGACGATCATCTTATGTTTCATAACTGCTCCTTGTAAAAAAATAAATGGCAGAGGGTACTGGATTCGAACCAGTGATCATGGAGTCAAAGTCCAATGCTTTAGGCCAAACTAAGCTAACCCCCAACAATAACTGGTCCGGCGTAGAGGAATCGAACCTCTATTAATAGCTTAGAAGGCTACTGTTCTATCCGTTGAACTAACGCCAGGAATATGGTGCATCGTGAGAGGATCGAACTCCCGACCAACTGCGTGTAAGGCAGCGACTCTACCGCTGAGCTAACGATGCGTGGTGGAGATGACAGGGATCGAACCTGTTGTGACATAAGTCGGAGGATTTACAGTCCCCTGCCATACCATTACGGCGGCATCTCCATAAAATTGGCTCCAGTGGCAGGGATCGAACCTACGACCAATTGATTAACAGTCAACTGCACTACCGCTGTGCTACACTGGAATAAAATCTGGTCT